GCATCACATAGCACACTACTGTTGTGATAGCTATATGGATAAAAGAAATATGAATGGCTTAGAGCCTGAAAAGTTCCCTAACAACAAATTTTACAATCAAGCTAAGAAATGGTTAAAGAGTGTATAGTATTAGCTCATAGTGAAGATGCAAAGACTAGCAAAATGCTTGTTGACTGCATAGCAGCTTTAAAGAAACAAGGCTTTAGAGTTATAGTAACAGACCACTTTATAAATAAAGAAGCCTATGAGCTTGCTGATGCTTATGTTTATAATTACGAGAATCCTATTTTAAGACCCGAGCAATACAGCCAGTACAATCTAAACCACATAACAGAAAAAATAGTAAATGGCTATAAAGTTTGGAATCCTGTTACAACTTTTGCAGCGTATGCCATTATAGAGTTAATTAAAGCAGGATTGGAAGCGGTTAAAACAAACAAGTGTTTGGTGCTAAACTATGATTGGCATATTAAAGGAAGCATAGATAATCTATTTGAATATGATACAGATGGAGTATTTTTTAAATATGCAGACAACAAGTCTTATTACACATCTATTTTTTTAGCCAATAAAAGGCTTCTAAGCAGCTTAAATAAAATAAATAGCATTGAGGACTATGCAAAGAATTTAAAGTACTTAGAATGGTTTTTTTATGACTTGTATCAAGATAAGAATATAACAGTATTAGACAATCCTCCTTTAGAAAAGTTTAATCACGATCTCAATTATAGGGTTTCAAATGTAAAAACAAATAATAAGTTTTATAAAACAGGAGAAAATAGCGTTATATATATAAATGGAGATAAAATAGATGAATACACTTTGCATAACAGTTATAGACTGTTTGATGGAGATAAAGAGTTATTTGTAAATCTAGGAAAAGAATATTTTAAATATCATATAGCTACAAAATGTTAGAAAATATATTACAAACACTTAGCCTAGCAAAAGGAGATACAGAGAATATTAGAATAGCTCAAGGTAAATATCATTTGCCTGACACATTTAAGGGGGCATTTAAAACAATTAAAAAAGAAATGAAATGGCAAAAACCTACTCAGCAGAATATGTAACTAAATTAAAGCTAGACTATCAAGAGGCTGCTAAGAACTTAGATGAATTTCAAAAAGAATATAGTAAGCTAGAAAAGCAAGTACAAGATCAAAACAATGCTACCTCTAAAAGCATTAAGAATATTGAGAAATCTTCAAGTTCAGCAGCTAAAGGTATCAAGGGTATTGGTACAGCTTTAAAAGCAGTAGGTATTGGTTTAGCCATTGCAGCTTTTACTAAGTTAACAGAAGTATTTAATCAAAATCAAAAAGTAACAGATTTTTTTAGTGCTACATTTGAAACACTTAGTATTGCATTTAATGATTTCTTTAAATTCTTAGACAAGAATATAAGCACAGCTAGTGGTTTTATAGATAAGATATTTGGAAATGAAGTTGTACAAAAAATAGCAGAGTTTTCTAGGCTTATTGGTGTAAAACTAGTTACAAGAATAAAAAACTTAATACAAGGAATAGGTGGATTAGGTAGTGCTGTAGCTAAAGTATTTAGTGGAGATTTCTTAGGTGCTTATGAAACCGCAACATCAGCAGTAAATAATTTAGGAGATGCTTTGTTGGGCAATGTTCAAGAAACTGCTCAAATGGATAAAGCTATATCAGACGTAACGGGCAAAATATCAAACTATGTTAAATCTACAATAGATGCTGCTAAAAGCACAGTAGAATTAAACAAACAAGCTGAGGTAGCTGCTGTCATTAATCAAGGGTTGATTGAGAAGTATGATAGACAAGCAGAGCAGTTAAGACAAATAAGAGATGATGAAACTAAAACATTTGAAGAAAGAATTGCAGCTAATGAGGAATTAGGCAGAGTTTTAGATGAGCAAAGTGAAAAGATGCTTGAAAATGTAGATATCACTATAGCAGCAGCACAAGCAGAATACGATAAAAACAAAAATCAAGAAAATTATATTGCTTTACTAGAAGCTCAAAATGAAAGAGAAGCAGTATTAGCGCAAATTGAAGGATTTAGATCTGAACAATTAATAAACAGAATATCGTTAGAAAGAGAACTTGATGATGTCAAAAAAGAAGCACAAGAAAAAGAAGCTGAAAGAATAAATGATGCTCTTAAACAAGAATTAGATGCAAGAGCAACGGCAGCAGATAAAGCCAAAAAAATAGCAGAAGATCAAGAACGATTTAAACAAGAGGTATTAGCTGATGGTTTATCAGGAGTAGTTGCTTTAGTAGGACAAGATTCTAAATTTGGAAAAGGCATAGCAATAGCTAGTGCAATTAGAGATACTTATGTTGGTGCTAACAAGGCTTTAGCGCAAGGGGGTATATTTGGAGCAGTAGGAGCAGCAAGTATTATTGCAGCAGGTATAGCCAATGTTAAAGCAATTACTGCTACAGATGATCCAACACCACCTTCTTATGCTTCAGGATCTACGGGAGGCAGAGGTGCTATGTCTGCAATACCAGCCCAAGTGCCTGATTTTAATGTAGTGGGAATAGGAGGTGCAAATCAATTAGCAAATGCTATAGCAGGTCAACAAGCTAAACCACAAAGAGCTTATGTGGTAAGCAACGATGTAACAACAGCACAAGGACTAGAAAGAAACATTGTAGAGGGTGCTAGTATTTAAAATGCAAAAGATTAAAGTATAAACGTTATATAATTATGAGAATAGTAGAGCTTATCTTAGATGAAGATCAAGAAATGACAGGAATAGAAGCTATCTCTGTTGTAGAAAACCCAGCTATAGAAGAGGATTTTGTTGCTTTAAAAGCAGAAGAAATAAAACTAGCAGAGGTAAATAAAGAAAAGCGCATTCTTATGGGTGCGTTATTGGTGCCTAACAAGCCCATATACAGACGTTCAGGAGAAGATGAGTACTATATATACTTTTCAAAAGATACTGTCTTAAAAGCCTCTCAAATGTATTTAATGAAGGGCAATCAAAACAATTCAACATTAGAACACCAATACGAACTATCAGGACTTAGCTTAGTAGAATCTTGGATAGTAGAGGATGAGGTACACGATAAGAGTAGAAAATATGGTATGGAAGTGCCTATTGGAACTTGGATGGGTGCTGTAAAGGTAAACAATGATGATGTTTGGGAAAACTATGTTAAAACAGGAAAGGTAAAAGGCTTTTCTATCGAGGGATACTTTGCTGATAAAATGGAAAGACCACAAGATGCTGTAGGAATGAGCAAAGAAGAATTAGAAGCTAATAACCTTATAGAGCAAATTAAATCGCTTTTAAAAGATGGCTAAAAAACAACAAGTAATTACTTATGCTAAAAAGCCAAAGGTTAGTAGACCTAATGTACACGCTAAAACAAAAAGTAGCGTATTAAAAAGCAGTAAGAACTATAAAAAACTATACAGAGGACAAGGTAGATGATTAAAAACACTTCATACAAGGTACAAGCGGACGTAGATACTGATGAGATAAGAAACCAGTATCAGATAGAGGAGGGAGCTTATGTTACTACCTCAACAGGGGTTTGGACAGTTTATAATAGTGAGTGGGTAAAACTCTATCCTCAGTCAGGAGTAGGTTCAGGATTAGGCTGGGCAAGATATGATGACTCGACTTATACCTCTTCAAACAAGTTAGCCTTAGTAGATGGTGTTACAGTAAATCTACCTAATGATGCAGCAAGTGTTTACAGAAGCTACACAGGTGTTGATTATTATAATGGAACTAGGATTCTAGCTGACAACGTTAATGATACTTATGTGATGACTGTTGTTTTTAAATACTCTGCTCCTAATGCTAATCAAACTCATATCGACTTACAGTTTGAGGGAGGAAATGGTACTCCTTATGACAGAATAAGAGGAGAGGCTACCTTTCCAAAAGGCAATGATGTAGAACACGACTACCATCAAGTATTCCAATACTATGTAGATGCAGACTTTGTAGCTAATGGTTCTTATTGGCAGATAACAGCTAGTGGTGGATCTGCTTCTGTTTGGGATATTATTTATTTTATACAAAAAACTCAAAGCTATGCGTAAAGAATACAAAACACCTAGTAGAACATCTCCAAAAGGAAGTAGTAGAGGTTGCCTTTGTAAGGACTCAAACACCTATTCTAAGAAATGTTGTGATGGCTCTTTATGGGCTCAGGGCATAGGAAAAATATATGGAACAGACTGAAAATGCAAAATACAAATCAATAATCGTTATATAAATATGAAAAATCCAACAGAAATGCTAAAGGAAATTAAGAACCTTCTAGGCATTGAGCTTTCTGAGGAAGTTAAAGAGCAAGAAGTTACTACTGAACAAGTAGAAGCTAGTGCTGAAGCAACTGAAGAAACTAAATTAGCTCAAATGAGCCTAGAAAACGGAACAGTTTTAGAAGCTGAGGCTTTTGAATCAGGAAATGAAGTGTTCATCGTTACAGAAGATGAGCGAGTACCTGTACCAGTAGGAGAGTACCAAATGGAAGATGGTAAAATCCTAGTAGTATCAGAGGAAGGAATGATAGCAGAAATCAAAGAAGCAGAAGTTGAAGAAGAAGTAGAAGCTGCTGTTGAATATGCTACAAAAGAAGAATTAGCTGAGATTCGATCAATGGTTGAAGAAATTGCAGCTATGATTAAAGAAAAAAAGGAAATGGCTGAAGAACAAGTAAAAGAAGAAGCACAATTAAAAGAAGAACTATCTGCTCCTGCCGTTGCTCCATTGAAGCACAATCCTGAAACAGAAACAAAAAAACCTCAAGTGTTATTTAGCCAAAAAAGAGCTACAAGCACAAGAGATCGAGTATTTGAAAAAATTGCAAACCTTAAATAGAAAATAAAAAATGGCAACTACAACTAGTATTACAAGCAGCTACAGCGGTTCCTTCGCAGGTAAGTACATTGCTGCATCACTTCTTTCATCTCCAACTTTGGAGCAAGGAAACATTGAAATTAAACCTAATGTAAAATACAAAGAGGTTATTAAAAAAGTAGCTACTGATTCAAACGTTATCAAAGATGCTACTTGTGACTTTACTGACACAGCTACAATCACTCTAACTGAAAGAATCCTTCAGCCAGAAGAGTTCCAAGTAAACTTAGAGCTTTGTAAGAAAGATTTCCACTCAGATTGGGAAGCTGTACAAATGGGATATTCTGCATTTGACAACCTACCTCCTGCATTTAGTGATTTCTTAATTGGACACGTTGCTGGATTAGTAGCTGAGAAAAATGAGCAAAACATTTGGGGTGGTGTTACAGGTACTGCAGGAGAATTTGATGGATTAACAGTTTTAATGGCTGCTGATGCTGATGTAAATGATGCTGCTAACGGAGGAGAAACTGCTTTCTCATCTTCTAACATCGTAACTTTGCTTTCTAACGTAGTAGATGCTTTACCAACTGCTGTTTACGGAAAAGAAGATTTAGGTATTTATGTTCCTAGAGCTGCTTGGCAATCTTACATCCGCCACTTAGGAGGATATGCAGCAAATGGTGTTGGTGCTTCTGGTACAGATACTAAAGGTTCTCAATGGTACAATCAAGGTAACGCTCTTTCTTTTGAAGGAATTAAAGTTATTCTTGCACCTGGAATGCCTTCTGACCACATCGTAGCAGGACAAAAATCTAACCTTTACTTTGGTACTGGTCTTTTATCTGACCACCAAGAAGTTAAATTGTTAGATATGGCTGATCTTGATGGATCTCAAAACGTAAGAGTAGTAATGAGATTTACCGCAGGTGTACAGTATGGAATTGGTTCAGATTTATCTTTACTAACTCTAGCTTAATAAAAATAATTGTCTAATATAAAGGGTGGGTTAGGAAGATTCCTGCCTACCCTTTTTTAATACTTAAACTATGGCTTGTGCGTTAACAACAGGAAGATCATTACCTTGTAAGTCGGCAGTAGGCGGATTAAAAACTGTTTACTTTGCTGATTATGGAACACTAGGTACTGCTACCATTGCCGCAGGAGAGATTACAGCTGTATCAGGAACACCTGTGTGGTATCAATATGATATCAAAGGTAATTCTAGCTTAGAAACGGCTATTAACTCTTCTAGAGAAAATGGTACTACCTTTTATACTCAGACCTTGAATCTTACTCTAACTTATTTAGATAAGTCTACTCAAGAAGAAATTAAATTACTAGCTGCTGCTAGACCTCACGTTGCTATCGAGGATTACAATGGAAACTTTTTCCTAGTAGGACTTGAGCACGGAGCGGAGGTTACTA